GTTGCCTTAGCACTGTCTACATCTGTATCACGAAAGATACGTATTGCAGCTGGGCTTGCTGGTATGTTGCCTGATGTAAAGACTACATTACCGCCGCCGGTGGTTGTGTAGCTGGTTATGTTATAGTGAGTACTGGTTGTCTTTACGACACCATTTACCTCTACTTTAACATCAGCTTCTTTGATGGAAGGAAAGGAAAACGACTTCGTAGCGTTTCCGTCTCCTGTGTAATCTACGAAAGTTGTTGCCATTACTTATACATTGAAAGAAGGTTGTTTGATTCTCTAGTTTTATATTCTTGTTGTAGTTTCTTTTGTTTCTGTGTGGATGTTAGAGCTAAAATATCTTGTCTATATTTAATGTCATTCCAAGCTAGTCTTCTAACTTCTTTAAACATTCTGTCAATTACAATATTATGTTTATAATCTCTAGCATTAAACTGTGCACGATTGCCAGCACGTATATCTTTTCTCATTAATTTCATGGATGCAATCATTTCTGGATCTTTAGATAACTTTTCTAACTGAGCTTCTAGATTATACCTACCAATAGCTTGTTGAAATTGAGATCTGATCCCTGCATCATCAGTTAAATTAGTACCATCAGGTGCATAAAATGTACTGATTCTAAGATCGTAGCCACTATCAAACAAGAATTGTCTGCCGTCACTTTGGTCCATGTTTAGTTGAATAGGACTAACCATGTTAAATGCACGAGTCATAAAGTCATGTTTCTTTAATGGTTTACCGTTTAGCATATCATACTTAATAGGTAGACCTTCAATACCGGGTAAAAGTTCAGTAGCCAAGTTACGGTTCTGCCAAGACTGGAATACACCAGAGTTGATTTCACGCATATGTGGGTTAGTTAATTTACCTAGCTCATTACGTAAAGCTGCAAGAGGTAGTGTGTTATTAGTAATACTACCTATAATACGTTCTGCTTGACCGGGGCGACCAGCTACTAAATCAACGAGCTGTTGAAGTCCAGACATATAGGATTTACCTGATACAGCCTGAGCTACTACCAGAGAAATTTTTTGTAATTCTTTCTCTGCCCACTCTTCTCCCATTAGTATACTAGCATCACCTACGTTAGCGATAGTTTTTAACATTAAACCAAATGGTTCAAAGTCTTCATAATCCAGTCTTACACCACCAATTTCTATAGTTCCGGGTAAATATCCACCGTCTATCCAACCTTGACGTTGCTGCCTATCTGTAGGTCCATCTCCAGTAAGTCTACCTGACATCCATGCTTGTATACCCATAAAGGTTACAGCAGAGCCTATTGCCAATCTACCTGTTTGTAGTGACTTAGCGTTTTGTAATTCTTCTACTGTGTTAATACCATACTTTTTAAGGTTAGGTATATCTTTAGGTCCAGCAAATGCTATGTCGTTAAACTCTTTAACAAGAAAGTTAAATCCGGGGGTATGCTTACCAGTCAGTGCAAGTCCGTTTACACCAGTTCTAGCAAATAGAAAGAAAGGTCTAACAAAAGGATTTGATGTCATAACATCGTTGAGACCTTTTGCAAAGCCAGTTAAGTCCTGTGTAAGTGTTACTTCTTTTTTTGCAAACATAGTTGCATCATCTTTAATATTACCATTAGCATCAAATATTTCTGCATAGAAATCATCTTGATACGCTTTCATAATATTACCGTTTAGCTTTGGTAGCTGTACACCGTTACCTTCTAGTTCTAATACACGACGCATAGCTTTTTCTCTCATCTTAGCTCTACCTAGTAAGAATGTAAAGGCATCGTCAGTCGCTGCCATTATCTTAGTAGAGTAAGTAAAAAGATTATTGTTATTTATACCACGTATCATGTTAGTCATAGCAAATATAGCACGATCTTGTTTAGATGCTCTACCGCTATCTTCTGCCCATCTACGCATAACTTCCCAGTTAGCGTCACCTTTAGTAAATTCAATAAATCTAGTTTTAACTGTAGATAAATCACCACTCCAATAACCATTTAACTTAGTAAAAAATAAATCAAAGGCTTCTGGTAAAGCTTCCATCATACCGTTCATAGATGACAAGCTGGATCGTACAGTAGACGCATCTCCAGTAAATGGAAAACGCATAGTAGCTCCAATAAATGTAGATAAAGGACGCAAGAATGTTGCACTACCTGTACCTAACAATGCCCTTATTGGTGTTTTAGGACCACTTAAGACACTGTGACTTATCATTTCTTGTAGACTACGTATCAAAGCACCAGTACGTTCTGGTCCTTCGCCGCCTATTTGTCCACCTTTTAGTATAGTTCTTGCCCAGTTATCAAAGTCATCTAGATTGTTTACATTCTTCATCATAGAAAATGCTTCAAACAACGCATTTAGTAGGTTGTCATCTGCATCATCTTTAGCTATTTTAAGAATAGAAAATATAGAATCTTTAACATCTTGCATATCACTAGCTACAGCCCCATTAACTGCATCATCTAGTTGCTGTCTAGTCTTGCCTGCACCAAATGATCTAAAATAATCAGATGCTACAAACCTAGATTTCTTAGTTTGTGTTAAAGCAGTTAACATAGTATCGATTATCTGCTTTGCTGGTCCGTCAATGTCGTCTAATGACACGTAATCTGCTAGTTCTCTACCAGCTATACCTGTATCTCTTAACTTTTTAAGTAAAGATCCTACTACTAAGTCAGCTGTAACTACTGTTTCAGCACTCCAAGTTTCAAAAGTCTTGTCTCCTAGTGGTATACTAGCTTTCTGTTTCTCAAATAGATCAGTTAAATATTCCTCTGGGGACATATCTACTACTTCTCTACCGTCAGTAATCTTCATGTAAGATTCTATTGCATCACGCCAGACGTCGGCTAAGACTTTTCTATCACCTTTAACAAACTCCATCTCCTTCTTAAACTTCTCATCGCTCATCAGACCTCGAAGTGTACGTTCGACTACCTCGTCAGTTGTACCACCTTCTCTTGCTATACGTTCACGCTCTACTGCTGTAGTAACACCACCTGTAGATCCGTCTTCAGATCCCCAGTCAGTACGTGTACGCTTTAGCTGATCTCTAGCTTGACCTACGTCAACCTCTGATGTATGAGCACCCTGATGTCTTTGAGCTATAGGTGCGTTCTTTTCAGCACGAAACTGAGCATCTCCTTTACGGATCTGTGCTAGGGCAGCTGTAGTTGTTTGGTTTTCTAGACTAGCATTACGTTGTATTACCTGTCTTTTAACTGCATTACTACCACCACCTATTAACTGTGCTGCTCCGTCAAATATTAAACCTATACCCATACCTTCGACAATGTTTTTAAACTTCATCATCATAGGATGGTCAGTATCTTTTGTAGTTAGTGGTGTATCCATCCAACCATACTGTTTAGTTAAAGCACCTAAAGCGTTGTGCCCATCTGATTCTTTAGATATTAAGTCAGACACGCCACCAATAGCCATAGCTCTGGTAATGGTTCCAAGTCCTAACATCTTAGCTGAAGCTGCTCCTAGTAAAGGTACACCAGCTGCGGCTAATCCTTTAGCAGATAGTACAACACCGGCAGCCATGCTACCAAAATGTACTGTACCTCTCAGTAATTTACCCCACCATGATTTAGTTATGATAGGATCATCTTCATCTATAAATGGATCCCAGTCTGGTCTATAATAACCTTGCTGTTCTTTTTCTTCTTTCATCCTACCACTGACAGCGTCAAATGTACGCTCTGCAAAGGTAGTGCTAGAAGAGATAGTATCTTGTATACCACCAGTTAGAATAGACTGACCTTCTTTAGCGTAGGCTTTTAGCCCCCACTTATCGTTGGTCATTCTAGGATCTACTTGTTCTTTCTCTTTTTGTTCTTCTTCTTGAACAGCTAGTTGTTGAGCTTGATTGATTTTATCTTGTTGTAAAGAGTCATCCTCAAGCTGCTTTGCTATCTCTTCTGGAGAAGTAAATCCCGTAGGATCGTATTCTACATTTATTTCATCCATAGTTATAAGTTTAGGTCAATAGCCTCCTTAGCGGCTGGACCATAAAGTGTGTTTAACCTCATAAATGGTGGTATTTCGTCAATTAGTTTTTCATACTGTTCGATCTGATCTTCCGTAAAATTCATCAGTCTTCTGTATGATGTGTCAGCATTACCAAATAGGTGCTGATTGTTTGCTTTGTGATGCAATCTACTCATGAGTAACTTAGATTGAGCTACCTGATCGAATGGTTTAGTAAAGTCAAGAATTCCTATATTAGAACTAAACACTTGTTTTAACGCTGTTGGCGTCATATCATATAGACCAATATTAGTGTAGCCATCTTGAACTAACTCGAATACCTCTTGTATAGTATGCTGAGATAAAGGTTTACCAAGAGGTAACTCTGTAACGTAGTTTCCGTCTGGACCTTTAATCGCATCTATGCCACCATTTTTTACTTGGTCTGGTGTTTCTAAAGCACCTAACATTTCGTTATAGTTTTCACTATTAGTTATACCATCTTCAGCTGCTATTATAGTTTTAGTAGCATTGTTTTTATGATTCAATAATGGGCTATCTAGTACCTTAACATCTGTATTGTACATCAAAGCTGGTATAGGTTTAATCTTTCCAAGCTTTACTAATCTATCATGTGCTAACTTTAGTGGACCTTTGTTTTTAAATCCTCTAGCCAGTAAAGTCCATGTATGATCTAGTTTATCTGCGTTACCGCTAAAGTAATCAACAGCGTTTAATACTGGATCTTCTTCTCCCTCTAATAAGGTAGCAGAATTTATAGCTTGTCCATTACTGTCTCTATATAATGCAACTAATTTATTAGCTTTTGCAATTTTACTACTTTCAACTATATCACTTAACACATTGTCAAACTGACCATTGCCCATAGCATCAGTTGTATCTTTCTGTGCTTGTTGTAATGCAGAATCCCTGTCACCACTTTGATTAAAGTAATACTCGTATCTTTTTTTAAAATAATTACCAGCTTGGTCATAAACACTTTTAGCTGTAGTACGTCTCCAAGCATCATCCTGTATTAGCTTAGGATCACCATCCAAAGTAGCTATTTGTTTGGCTCTATCTAAAGATAATCCTTCAAATAAATCAGACATTACTTTAAACTCAGGTCTTTGGAATTCAGTTACTTCACTAGCAGCTAGTAGCTCCTCTGCTTGAGTTCTTAGATCTTCATTACTAAATGTAGTCAGTATGTCTCTTGGAACTGCTTGACCACTTTCAAGTCTAAGTTTTAAGTCGGCAATTCTTTTTTCTTCTGATGCCCTATTGTTTTTTGTATTCTGCTCTAT